ATGCAAGTGACTGAGAACCCATATTAACGCCACCTGTGAAAGTCGCACCAGACAACATAGCCGCACCAGCCGCTGTTACGTTTGCTGTATCTGTAACATCTGCTGATGCTTCAACGCCGTTTAGTTTTGTATGATCAGCATCAGTAAATACATTACTATCAGTAGCACTTTCGACTAAAGTTCTAATCTCGCTTGCAGTCTGATCAGCAGTAGCACTTGCCTCAATGCCATCCATCTTAGTCTTGTCAGCAGCGGACATAAGACCAGCCGCGCCTGTTGTAGCATTTGATGGCTGAGCTACAGTAGCGTAAGAAAGATTACCCGAACCGTCAGTCTGAAGGAATTGTCCATTTGTTCCGTTTGAACCTGGCAAGGTAAAGTTCACATTACCTGAATAGTTAGCGTGAGCAGGGGCTTTGATTGATACTTTGTGAGCATTGCTAACCTCACAGTACATATCAATCTGTGCAGGACTACTGTTGCCAGTACGCATCTCAATAAGACCGTCACTTACACTTACGCCATCGTTACTACCATCACCACCAAGATGAATCTCTTGACCTTGATCAGACGGCACATAATCAGATGAAGTGCCATCATATACTAGTACATGACCATCAAGCTGGCCATTCAGGTCTACATCATTTGCAGCACCGATGCTGAAGTTAGCTAGCTCAAACGTACCGTATGCAACCATGTCTACAATGTCAGCAGTTGCTGCGGCTGTAGTCAAAGCAACACTTGTGCCATTAGAAGCAGTAAAGTCATTATCTGGGTCAAGCTTAATACCATTCAGATATACATCAATGAATCCTGCATCATATGTAATTGGGAATACAGTGGTAGAGCCTGAGTATGAACCTTCACTTGTTCCGACAGCATACGTTTTTCTTTGTGATGTGCCGTTCACAGTTGATCCAGCAGCAACCCAACCGCCTGATCCATACACCTTCATTGTGTCTGTTGTTGTATCAAAATATAGTGAGCCAACTACGAGAGCATCACCGTCGTTGTCAACTGTAGGCGC